GTACATAATTTCTGATCCGAGCCTTCGCATGCTTGTGCATCACTGGGTTCTCAACCGCGACCATCGAGATATGTGGTACATTCCATACCGCAGAAAATAATTCTGCACCCTCGTCCAACTCACGCCACATCTCCTCGAGCGTACGGTTCGGAGGTGGTGACGATAACCAACGCACACCAGAATTGCACAGCCTCGTGCATGGTGGATGTGCCACCATCAATAGATCCCAATCATCCTGCATCACGTTCCGAATGTCGTCCTGAATGTGACGGTTGGTAGGTGTGTCAGATGGTAGGATATCACAGGACCACGCATCATGGCCCCTCTCCAAAAATGCATCTCGCACTGTGCCAGATGTCTCACAACCAATAAGTACCTTCATAATCACACCTCCTCTTTGCAAGAAAAGAATGTGAGAAGAGACTGATCAGTCTCCCAGAAACCATCCGCCCACTCCAACCATTTGGTGTGCGCTTCTTCTTTGGTAGTGGCAGGGATCGATGTTTCAAAGAAATCACCGCCCTCAACTTCACGCCATGTAAAAGTAAATGTAGTCATGTGTTTGCTCCTTCTAATATAAAACACTTGTGGTGTACTTGTGACTTTGCCACAACAAACAAGGCTAGTCAACAAAAAAGTTTGCTGTTTACATATACAACTCTACCAGAGATTTTTATTTTTTTCATCTCGAACAGGGCAAATTTTTGTAAACAACGTAAACAGGTAAAATGTAACATGGAAAAAGTAAATAGATACAAGGACCTAGTACCTCGGACCCTGTTTACGGTGCCTAAAAATTAAGCGTAAACAGTTTACAAAATAACGTAAACACTTAGGGGGTAAACAAATTTCACTACTCAGCCCATGACAAAAAAAGGCCAAAGTGTTTACACTTTATCTCTGGCAGTATCCTATATAGAAATCTTGGCAAAGAGAATTACTTGTACTAAGGTTGTGGAAAATCGGAGACAGGCATGGGTTCGGTAAAGAAAAAGATTGAAGAAGAACATGGTCGGCAACTGACCAACAGGCAACTTACTTTTGCACAGCACATTGTGGAAGGGATCTACTCCAACGCAGAGTGTGCAAGAAAGTCTGGATACAAAGAGGATCTCGCAAAAGAACACGCGTCACGTTTGTTGAATGGTCGAGACTACCCTCATGTTGTGGAATATATCCAAGAGTTAAGACAAGAACGTGAACGAAGATATGGTGTGACAACCATTGGACAACTCGAGCGTCTGTTCAAATTATCTCTGGGTGCAGAAGAGGCAGGGCAATTCTCTGCCGCAATCAATGCAGAAAAGATACGCTCTGCTCTTGGTGGTTTGACCATCGACAGGCGTGAAACAATAAACACTATTGATCAACTATCGAGGGATGAAATAACTGCCCGACTTGCAATGTTACAGAAACAATATCCGCAAGCTTTCGTGATCGATGGCACAGCGGAGGATGTAACAGATGAGCAAGGGACCAGAGGCGAACTTCTGGCAATCGATCAGGAAGAACTTACCCAAGAAAGCGTTCGCAACTCGGATTGAAAACGTACATGGGGGCGGTGTTCCTGATGTTCACATTGTCTGGGATGGCTTACCTTTCTGGATGGAATTGAAAACAACCAAAGGCAACGCAGTAAAAGTCTCATCTCATCAAGCCGCGTGGCATATGGCTTATTATGCCCGAGGTGGTCTTAGTTTTTTCTTAATAAAGGCCCTCTCTACGAAGGATATATATTTATTTGGGGGGGATCAGGGGCCTGATTTAATCAAGGGTGGTGTCTCTGCGGCCCGAGGCTCGAGGTTCTCGAACCCTGCGGCCTTGTTCGAAAGTCTGCGGCCTCGCTTGCTCGATCATTACTCTGCGACTCTGCGACCCTGCGACCCTGCGGCCTAGTTTATTTATGTGATTTCGTGTGTGTCTTGTACCTATGGTACAAGTAAAGGGGGCCGTGGCCCCCTGGTCTTTATGACATCAGTATTTCTTTTAGTTCCCCGACACTCAAGCCTAGCATGCCCGAGTAGGTTAACATGGTTAGGTTAGGATTTTGGTCGAAGTAATCGCGGATCTCTTGATCCGTCCACTCGAACATTGGTTTCGGTGTGGCAACTACATCGTCTCCGATGTAGATGCCAGTGTTCCATTCTGGTTTTATCTGTGGCGTTTTCATGTTTAGTGCTCCACTATTGCGATTGATTTTGCTAGGCTGGATCCCTTGCACAATTTGCATGCTGTGCATTGGACGCGGCGACCCGCCTCTTTTGACGCGGGACATAGTGCCTCATTCTTTTTATCGAGATCCCCGAGGTCCACAATCACGCGGAAGGTGCGACGGCCCTCGGCCCAATGGGCCTTCGCTTCGCTGTGGCTGTCCGCGCTTTGCATTGCAATATCTGGACGCCATGGTTTTTGATGTGTGTATGCTGTCCAAGTTTCGCACTCGGATAATAATTCGTCCCAGATGTGAGCGGGAACAGCAGCGGGATCTCCGTATGTCCCAACTCTTACAAACCTATCGCGGCCCATGGTGCGGGCTTCGCCAGTTTGGTAAACGCCGCGCTTGTATGATTTCCACACAATCAAAACACCTTGACCAAGATTAACATAACACTTGCGGCCTTTGGCAATTTTGCGCTTTGGATCTGTTGTTACTTCGCCACGCATGGGACAATCCCCACAAATAGAATAGTCTTCGCCAGTCTTCGAAGCCTCGAGCGGGTTAATATCCGAGCGCAATATATAAGTTTGCACGACGTGCCCTGTCTTGGTATTACGATTTGAATATGTAGCAATAACTACAATTGGCTTGTTATCCAATAGGCTTGGCCCCTTGTATATAACAGCGTGTTGCATGTTTGTTTCCTCTTTCTAGTTAACAGTTTGATATTAGCAGAGCACAAGTAAAGCACAAGTAAAAAGTTTTCTTTATATCTCTGCGACCTTGCGGCCTTGTTTGATACTCTGCGACTCTGCGGCCTTGCCGCCTTATGTCTTTATTGTTCTTTGTAAAAGTGAAGGGGCCTTGCGGCCCCCCCCTGGTTTACCATTCTTTAAAATAATCCTGGTCTTCGTATGCTTTGAGATAGGCTTCGATCTGCGCCCTGGTCATGTTATCTTTCTCGACCCGCTTGCCTTTGTAAGTTCCGTCGGGCCAGTAATGCGGATCGATTGCTCTACCGTAGTATGCATCGGCCCCGCCTCGATCTTCTGGTGATCCATGTATCATAATAAAAATCGGGGGCCGTAGCCCCCGCCTCCTTAATCCATAAGTTCGTAGTTAATTGAAGACTGCACATCCTCGAGGATCTGGCGGCGAACTGTTTCCAGCTTGCTGCGGATTGAGCTATCCTCTGGCAGTTCGCGGATGACTGAACCAAGTTCCCCAAGATCCAAGCGAATTTCTGCTTCGAGACGGGTGTGTGAAATATAACCTTTTTTCATAAGGTTGCTCCTTCTAAGTTAAGACAGGCACCATTGCCTGTAAGAAAACCCTACCATGGATCCAACAAGCTGGCAACAAATAAATCACAAGTAAGGTAAAAAATATAAGACGCTGCGGCCCTGCGGCCCCATTAAAAAACCCTGCGACTTTGCAGTCACAGGGCCAAGGAGCATGGCGCATTTACCCTGCGCCTGGGTATTAGTTATCTAGCACAGGTCGCAGATCCAAACCTCGCCATTGTATTCTGCTTTCAGTGCGCCCAGGGGATAGTCCCCATGTTCGAAGAGAATGTAAGGTCGAGCGGTGAACTCACAAATGTTTTGTTCCTGGATCTTTACGGCGGACAAAGGTAACTCTGTCCGCTCGTCGTAATTGATTGCGCTGTTGAATATCTGGATCATGGTGTCACCAGCAGCAGGATGAACAGCATCGCAAACAATGCGACGCAGCCCAGTACATCTTCGAGCACCGTGGTCTGACGACCACGGCACCATTTGATTAGTGTTTCGATAGCGTGAAACATATACTTAACCTGGATACTCATCGCGCCATGCTGGATCCGCGTCGATTAATTGTCCCATCTCGAGAATTTCGCAAGCATAGGTATCGCCCATCTCATATGATCCATCGTGCATATGGGGTGATGTAGCGGCAACAAACCATCGAGCGTATGGATCCTTGCGCTCGGCATCTGAATGCTTGTAGGTTTTTAAAACCTTCCAAACCCAACCGTGAGGGCTGGCATATGTTGCGTATGGTTGATCAGCTTTACGGGTTTTTCCGAATGATGTTCTAGGCATTTGTTTACTCCTTCTGATTAAATGCAAGTAGAGTGTACCCCGCCAACAAGCGGGGCACAAGTGTTTATTTTAGTTTATCGAACTCTTCGATTAGTTGATCATAGAGTTGAGCAGCAGCTTCTTTCCTATCAGCGTGTAGCATCATAAACATACACTCGAGCTTGAACTTCAGCTTGTTGCCCAGTGTAGTCTCGGGCGGTTGGTCAGTCTCGACAGCTTCGAACTCTATTGTTTTTGTCATTTGTTTACTCCTTGTTAAATGGTGGGGAGCCGAAGCTCCCCGTTTGGTTTACTTCCAAGTGAAGCGTTCGTATGTTGATACGGTGCAATACTTTGCCCATGACTTAGGCTTGTTTGCTTTCCACCATGAAAGGTTTGGTACGTTGGTACGTTCGCAAGTTTTGTATTCCGCAATACCGTCTTCAACTGCAAGCTCTTGTGTTGCTTTGATCATAGCGTCTATGTCGCTCTTGATCTCTTTTAATACTGCTAGTCTATCAGCATGGCTTTCTGTCTTTGCTTCTTTTTCTACTAGCTTTTGTACTTTAGTTAATGGCATTTGTTTTGCTCCTTGTTAAGATGGTCCGCATCATTGCTTTCCATATCTAAGATATGGGGACTGACTTGTAGAAAGTCAATAGGCAGAACACAAGTTTTTTACATTTATTTAAATTAATTTTCGATAATATGTCAGCTGCTGACTGCTGCAATGCAGCAAGCATTAGGGGTTACTGTGCCGCGTTGCAGCATTTGCTCGAGCAACATCGAACCCCCCACCCCCCTATTTGCTGGGGCGTGTCAACACATACGCGCTATATATACAAGTTTGACAAATTCATTCATTGGTAATTCCATTGGAGTCCCTTGGCCCCCAAAAAATCGCGGGTATATTTTCATTCGGGTTTGTTGTACTGTGGTCCGAGAAGCGGGAGACGAGAACATTGTTTGGTTATCAGATATTGCGTGGTGAGTTGAGCGAGGCTGTAGAGTCTGCATTTTGTGAGATGGGGCGTTTAGCTTTTGAAGAGAGTTCTTTTAGGGACTTGATTGAGTTTGACGATAGTAAGTTGTTGGAGGTAGCTAGGAAGTATGCTGTTGAGGATGGTCATGTATTGATGATTGCTTTGGATGATGAGCGTCCAATTGGTGTATTTGCAGGTCACACGAGTGACTTTTATTTTAGTTCTGACAAATTTGCTAGAGATGTGCTATGGTATGTGAGAGAAGAGTATCGGAAGTTTGGTGTTGGTTTGGGTTTATTAGGTTTGTTTGAAGAGTGGGCAAGGCTTGAAAATGCGAAGATGGTTTACCTGAGTCAGGATTCTGGTATAAACGTGGATAAGTTTAATCGTATATTGGGCAAGAGAGGCTACAATCTTGTTGGTTCGAATTACTGTTTAGGAGTTAGCTAATGCGCTATTCATTATGTAACCCGTTAATAATTTATTATATTTTATGTAGAGGAGTTCTGTAATGGGAGATCCAGCACCAAGTCCAAGCCCGAGCAGCGATCCTAGTCCGTCACCTTCTCCATCACCTTCTTCGAGCACCCCGACATTTAACAGTTTAGCGGAAGCCTCGGAGGCGGGATACCACGGTCAGGCGGTTAACATTGCTGGCAAGGGTCTTCAGAAGGTTGAGTTTGCGGACGACAGTTACAATGAGACGATGGCAGCGAGATCCGACGCGGTAAATACTCCGTCACCATCACCTTCTCCTAGTCCGTCTCCGTCTCCGTCTCCGTCACCGAGTCCAGCCGCTAATATTGTAAGCACTGTAGCTGACGCGGCTTCTGATTTTGTGAGTGAGGTAGCGGCGGCACCTGGCAACATTAGCCGTGATTTACAGATGGGTTTGGGGATTATACCCAAGGATCAGGATTATATTGATCGGACTGCGGCGAGTATTGAGCGTACGCAGGGCAGTGACGCTGCATCTCGTTACGCGTCTGGTCAGGTGGACAATGGTTTTCAGGATAACTACAACACTCCAGCCTCGGCCCCCGCAACTCAGACTGATTTTAGTGGTTCGGAAACCTTTGGTGAGGCGTTTGCTGCGGCGAGGGATACTTTGGGGCCAGGTCAGACTTTTACATATGACGGTGCTTCGTATTCCACGGCTATAACTGGCGAGGATCCAGCGTTAGACGCGGCGATTGCTTCTCAGGGTGCTGCGGGAGCGGCTGGTGCAGGTTCGGCGGCTATAAATCAGGTTGCGTTGGACAATCAGTCGGCTGCTGAAGAAGCGATGGGACTTAGTACGAGTGTTGGTTTTCCAGATGTAGATCCGTCTACGTT